ATCAGAAAAACCAAAGGCATAACGCTCTCTAGCTTTATATCTCATGTTACCTGTATCAAAATCAGCTTCCATACTTGTGCTTAATGGTGTTCTTTCAAAATATTTAAAGCCATTAGGTGCATCTGTCTTAATAAAAAACGCATCTGTGTCTGTTAAGAAGTGGTTAATTGTATAACCCTCTGGTAACATACCCATGTTTTTAATTGCGTTTACATCATTATCAGAAGTACCACTTCTTAATGTTGACTCTAATAATCTGTCAGCCACAAACTGAAGTGCAGGAGGAATAATTAACTTAGTTCCTCTTAATGCTACAATCATGTTCCTTTCATCAACAAAATTAGAAATGTCAATAAGTGCATTTTCTAATGATGTTTCATTCAAGTCTGCTGCAACTGATGGTTCATTTCTAAATGTACCACCACCACCTAATGGGTGATCTGTAGCACATAGCTCTTTACCATCGCCTCCAGTGAAGCTTGAATCGAAAGCATTGTTTAATGTAGCAGCAGCTTTTACCTGCTTTGTGTGTGACATTGATCTTGCTAATGCTCTTGTATATCTTCTTCCAAGTTGATCATACAAGTTGTCTTCCATTGCTTCTTCTGTTAAAGCAAAAGCTAATGAAATTGTTTCCATTGTATAACGTGAAGTATATACTTCGTTTGCATCATCAAAGGCAACACCAGCACCTTCTGACTTAGTTTGTGCATTACCAAATCCACTTAACATTACTTCTTCTTCGAAAGCTCGATCTGAAGTCTCTGTCTCATAAATTTCAGTATGCTGATTGTCGTAACGATCATATTCCATGCCGAATAAAGCGTTAAGACCAGGTTCTAACTCTTTTACGAGTTGCGCTCTTGATATAGCCATAATCTAATCTCCCTTACGCTAATCCTGCACCCTTTTGTCCAAATATGCTATTTTGAATAACTACTTGAACATTGGTTGCATCGGAACTTACATCGCTGTTCTCTGGATCTTGCGAAATATCAATCGCTTTGATCGGTAAACCAGCAGTGGTCGCACCTGTTGTTACATCCAACTCTGCACCTGATATACCAGTCACAGTAGAACCTGCACTTGTATATACGATGTCAAAGTTACCAAATAAATCTGCAATTGGAAATGCAGCATCAGCTTGAATCTCATAGATGACGTTTGGGTCATCGATTATGAAAGCCTCAATATCTGAAGCATTTGTGCTTGCAGGATAAAAGTTGGAAAAAGTTTCCTTCTTTGTTGTAGGATCTGTGTACCTACAACCATTGAATACTCCAACTATCGGAACAGTTCCTCCATCTGCGTGTACCTCTACAGTACCACCAGTAACTTGGGCAACCATGTCACCTTGAAAGATTGATGTTCCGTAATTAGCAGCGATTCTATATCGGCTTTGTCCACCATGAAAGGGCGCACCCCCTATCATTTTAAGAGGACGCATTCCGAAAGCAGCATCTTGATTTGCCATTTAAGTCTCCTTAAAAAATTACTAATTATCACTTTTCTTGCCACCAAATCGAACTTGTGATTTTCTCTCTGGTTTTAAGATCCTTCCAGCAGAAGATTCAGGTTGGCTTGCCAACTCTTGATCATAAACTGCCATCTGATTTGAAGTTTTTTTACGAAAATAATCATTTCTACTATCAGCAACTTCCTCTGGTATTCGTGCTAACAAAAGACCACCTTGACCGATTACTCCAGCATTTTTGCCTTCATCAATTGTTGGGGTTTCGAAATCAGGATATTCCTCTGCACGCACTAATTCATATCCCTCTCTTCTTCGCTTAAAGACATTTGACTTATCATCATAGTCCATTACACGTTCTCTGATCCACCTGTGTTTATACCCTACAGGAGCTTCGGGTGCATCAAGGGTTGATGGTGGCTTCCAATCAGTTTTTCTTTCCTGTTTTTCACGAGTAGCAGACTCTCGATTTGATCTATCAGCCATCTTATGCTCCTTTTTGCAATTTTAATTTTTGCTGTGCATATTTCTCATATGGCACACCAAGTTTATCAGCAGTTCTTCTTTCACTTTCGCTTAGAACAACTCTCTGTTTTCGTCCAGTTTTGACAGAAGCTCTGCCGTTTACAGGTGCAACAGTTTGGACATTACTGTTGTTCTGATCTTGTGGAAATAACTTAGCCATTTCTTTGTCTATTTCTTCGTAATATCTGTCATCTGTAGCATCATACATTCTTGATACTTTTTTATCAGCTAACATCAAAGCTAAGTTTTTTTCTATTTCTTCGTCTTTTCCATACCAAGGGTTTTTAGCAATCCATGCTTTAATTTTAGGATTATCCTCAATAGATGGTTGTTTTACTTCTTGTTTTTGATTGCTTTGTCTCTCATCTTCCTGAGTTGACTTTGCTTGCTCTCTTTGTTGTTTAAGGACTCTGAGTCTTTCTTTTTCAATATTGACTTGAGTAAGTGCAGAATTTGCTTCTGCAATTTTATCAACATCTTGAGCATCATAAGCCTCCTTTAACAATTGTTTAACTTGAGCTTCTTGAGACTGTATTCGTGTGTCAAACTCATTAGTATAACCATTTGTATATGTTTCAAGTTGCTTTCTAAGTTTTTTGTTTTCTTCTTCAACCTGCTTTCCATAAGTTATGGCATTGTTAGCATCGTCTTCTGCCGCTTTTCTTTTAGCAGTAAGTGCATCAATTCTTTTTTGAACCTTCTCACTATAAGACTCATGTTCGTCTGACTCTTCAGTCCGAACAATTGTTTGCTCTTTTTCTTCAGATTGAGTTTCTTGTTTAGCGACTTCTTGATTTTCATCAAGCTCCACAACAAAATCGTTTTCGTTAGAAACTTCTTCTACTTTATTTTCTTGTATATCATTCATCATTACCTCCACTATACATAAGAAATATCTGCTGGGTCAAGTATTGTAGCTATAATATTATCGTCATTTATGATTCTTAGCTCAAGACCATCCACTTTAAACCTATTTCCAGCATATCTACCCATAAGCACCCAATTCTTCTCAGAACAGTATGCTCCATTTGGGAATTTATCAGAATCTTTATAAGCATCTGGACCTAGCTTAACAACATAAGCTACGACTGTTGCAAAAGATTCACGATCTCTTGTTGCATCAGGAATAATTATTCCTCCCTTAGTCTTTTCAGACAAGTAATAAGGAATTACTAATACTCTATATCCTGTTGGTTGAGGTAATCTCTCTAAAACTGATACATCTAATTTTGATGGATCTTTAGAGTTTTCGTTGGCTTCTTCTTTATTATCAAAAGCTTTAGAAATAGCTTTAGGGGTCGGATTTACTGATTTTGCTTTTTGTGCCAAAATCCGATCTGGCACATATAACTTTTTAGTCATCTTCTATACCTTTCATCGAGGTTCTTAGTTCTTCTTCAATCCAGGTTAGTCCTCGTATTTCACCTGTTATTGCTCGATAGTCTTCCATTGATCCTATCGCTCCATCAGCCAAAGATTCACTTAATTGTTCTTTTCTTTGACGTATGTTCTTATACAAATGTTCTGCTAATTTAACACCATCCATTATCACTCTCTCTTAATGTTGTCATACACATAGGGCATTTGTATTCTTTGTAAGTGTACATTCCATACTCAGGTATGGGTTCTTGTTGTTCTATTTCTTTCATTGCTATTTTGTGTATCCAACAAATAGCTATATCTTGTTTTGTTTCACTCACTTTTTTGTGTCCGTCTTTTTCATCTTGTCATAGCTCCTCATTCCACCAATTCCAAGCATACCAAACATCAAAGGCATCATAACAGACATATCTGCTTGTGGAATTGTAATTCCAAAACCTGCACAAATTGGTGCTACCATGTAATTTATACCAAGGCTGAGTCCTGAAATCCAGCCAATCAAGGGTCGCCACGAGCTTTGAAACCAGTTGCCTTTGGCATCTTCTTTAAGAACTTCTATTTGGGCTAATGCTAATTCCTGTGCGTGTTTTTCAGACATAGTGGCTATATCGTGAGCCAACTTTGCCTTTTGATCTGCATCTGGAATGAATTTATCTAACAGTCCTGTGACAGGACCTATAAGTGCTTGTAACATGGCTACCTCCTAATATACCTTCACTTTTTCTGGATCGATATTTGGTATGAGTTTACACATACATTCATAATTTTCAACTTTAATCGGTACTTCTATTTTTTGACTGCTTAATCTTTCAGAATAATATAAACAATCATTAATGTTTTTGAAGTACACTCCACCATTAAAATTGTCGTTTAAATAACACATGAGCATAAATGCTGTCATTTTTTTCTAGCACGTTTTAAAGATTCTTTAGCAGACTTAGCAATTCTTACTACCTCTGCTTTTTTCATTACTTTCGCCCTTTGTTCCATGACAGTAAGGATTTGAATTTTTCTAGCATAAGGCTTGTTAATTCTTTTAACTTTTCTAACTGTTGCACGAGCATCAGCAGGAGTTGCAAATTTAATGCTAACAGTATCTTTTGGGTTTTCATCAGTATAGAGTCTTCTTCCTGAACCTTTAGGCTTTTTGCCTGTGCCAGTTTTTGGATCTTTTTTTGCCATTTATAAATCATTTCTTATTGTTATTAACATGACTATCCCCTTTATGTTCATGTCCCATCCAAATACCAAAAACGCCTGTCATAACACCCATAACAACTGATACGAACGCGGATTGACTAGCAGTTGGGTCTTCAAGTGCCATAAACCATTCTGCACATCTCCAGCTCATAGCCGTAGATACTAACATCATAAATCTTGGAAGTATCTTCCATTTTAAAAAAGTTTCTACACTCATTTTAATAAAATCTCGTTTAAGCCAAAACCCTCTAGTAAGATTAACGTAAAAAACAATAAAAGAACACCACCAGCGATAAGTTTTCCACTAAAGTTAGTTGATCCTATTTTTATAGCAACAAACTCATTTCCTAATATTCTTAACGATAATTCAAAACTATTCTCATCAATCTTTAATTTTATTGGTTTTTCATTCATCTTCTATTCTCCTTGTATATCCAAGCAAGGAAAAACAAGAAACCAACTACTGTGCAAGCTAATATAAAGTATCCTATGTATTCCCATATTTTTCTAACAAATTCTTGTCTAGCATAAACTTCTTCTTTTCTTTGTTTTCTAATATCTGCTTCCATTTGTAAAATTTCATTCCATGAATTAGCTCCATAATGAAAATTTAT